TGGGAAAGGCCACCTCTATTAAATCCAGCAGGGGCGAACCAAAGCTCGGAAGTAGCTTCAGTGTAAGCCATGGTTCCCAAAGCTGCAACCGAAGGCGGAACCCAAACATTCGAACCGTTTGATTCATCGCGAATCAAAACCCAAGGGTAATAAGCAGCAGCAAAGCTGGAGTTTAACCTTCGAGACTCAATTGTCCCAACAGTTGAAGAAACAGAGCCTTTTCTGTTGGTTTCTGCGCTGGAGGTATCTGTTGAAGGAGTATATCCACCCTCAATGTCGATAATCCCAAGAGCATCTTGCCTTTGCTCACAAACATTGATAACTTTGTTAGTTAGCTGCTCATTCCAAATCCCCGGGACAGAAAGAATATTCATATCAACAACATCTGGATCTGAAACAGAGTCAATTGCTCGAACAACTGAACTAAACGTGGAACTATTAAGTTCGTTTGAGTTTGACGTCCACTGATTGTTCCGGAACGGATTTCTTTCAGTAATATTCAACCCATCAAAACCACCAAACAGGGGCATGGTGAACTTGTCATGACCAACATCCAAAATAGCTTTATAAGAGCCTTGAGCATTTGTATATGAAGTTGTATATAACCATGAATCCAACTCCCACTCATACTCTGCCGGATCTGAAGAAATTTGCTTTACTTCGTCCAATGAGAAATAGTCCGTTGTAACTTGCGATGCAGCCGGGACAGTTCCGGGAAGTTTTCTTAAAATATCAACAACATCTTCATCAAAAACTGGACTAGTGCTGGTTTGAGACTTTCGAACATCAAATCCAAAATAAGCATCCGTCCTTTTTCTCAAGTTGAGATCGTTGTTTGTTTTAACTCGGTTTTTAAGTTTTGGAAAAGAAACAGAACCGGTAAAAGTAGATGTGTTACCAACAAAGATAAAATCCTGACCGGTATGTGTAAGATATTTGGCTTTGAAAATATCATCTGCACCGTAAGCAAAATGATATGTCGATTCTGTTCCACTATCAACGTCCGTCTGCCCTTCGGTAAATACTTTAGTAGAACCAGACATAAGGGTAAAGTTTTTCAACCTAGGGGCAGAATAATATCCAAATGGTAGAAGCTCTTGAGTTACAGCGGCTTTTTCGACATCTTCGTTCATTTCAACACGAATATACTTTGAGTTATTAGCAAACTTGCCAAGCTCGCGATATCGCCTTTGGGAATAATCCCATTCATACGACACATCTCCAATTACTTTTGCAATATACTTGTCAGATCTTGGATTAATATTGACGTTTGAGAATCTTTCAAGCTCAACTTTTTTATGATCAAAGTCGGCAATGTGGCGAACAACAACGTCAAAAGAGCCATACTGCGTTGCATCCGGATTTTTCGAGTATTTAATATTATCAATTGAAACTTTGATCTTAGACTGATCATAATCGCCGGCGTTGATCGCATGAAACTTGAACAATTTTTGGTTAGCTGACGGAATCGCCTGTGCAAGGGTGGTTGCCTGAGAAAAGACCCACCCTGTACTAGCATGGGCTAGCCCCATTCTTTTTTCTGCATAATTATAGTCAGCAGAAGCAGATTGCAAAGCCAAAATGGTTGCAAATAATTTACCACTTGAAGCGCTAGCAGCAGTAACAACCTCTTCCAAATGAGAAGCATAAGTTTCACCTAAGAAATAAGTCTTGGTAGAAGAGTTAATTGTACTATTCAGCTTAGTCGGATCAGTGTTGAAAACTTTTCGAATATATTTTGGAGAATCCTTAGAAAAGTTAAATTTAATATTTTCAGTATTGGCCCCAGAATCATCAAAAATACTAATGTCCCACTCCCCGCCGGGCCCGGCAGGTGAAGCCACTGAACATGAGACCAGAGCAGCAGTTGATTGACCCGATGCCAAGCCCATAGGAGTCTGCTCTTCGTGCTTAAGAGCAATCCCACCAGCATTAACATAAAAAACCGCTCCTAGGGCTCCGGGTGAAGTTGCGGTTTTTTTACCGGTTGGTGCACCGGAGATCAAGGAACCAGAAGGGAAAATAAAAAGACCATAGGCTCCGCCATTGGTTGAAGCTGCTGTGGTTGCTCCTTCTCCGATTTTCCACCCAGCATAAGAAGCTGCACCAGTTTCAGAACTAGGCTTCCTATCTCCTAGCAATCGAACAAAAGTGAGAGGAGCCCCATTGCGAAGGTAAGCTTTTGCAGCATATGCAGCGTAAGAAGGTACTGCATAGCCGGGCTCTCGCCAAACATCACTATAAGTGGAAGCAGGATAAGGCTCGCCAAATGTTTCAACAAATTCTTTGTAGCTGCTCACTTGGACTGGAACAAGTGCTGGGCCTTTTGTTGCAAGGCCGATAACCGCCGGGCCGATTCCATCAGCCAAGGAGGGCACTTGTGACTGATCGACTTCTCTAGTGAAAACCCCGGGGCTAATAAATTTAAATTTTCTAGATGACATTCTATCTTCTCCTTAATATTGAGAACGAACTTTAAATATAAATAGTGCTAAATTAGACCAATAGAATTAGATCTTATATTTAGATCTAGTTATGTCGTTATACTCTTGACTTTGCCTAACCACAACTCTTTCCCTAGGCATTTTGAATTCTACTGCGTTCTCTCTTTTTGTAACCTTTGGAGTTTCTTGGTTATTTCCCGAACCAAAAACATATCCCAAAGTTTTAATGTTGATATTTGTTTCAAAGTTTCTAGCTTCATCGCCCATGCTGTTCAAGTTATTTTGGCCGGTATATGCTTCTTGAACAAAGCATTCGTATCGATGATCGTTTCTTTCTAATACAAAATAGTTGACACCACCTGTATAAACCAAGAAAGGTTCAACTAATTCATTCATTTGTTGTTGATATTCTGTTCGAATATTGATAGAATATTGAATGTCAACATAAACAATCATTGGAACAGTCAAAGTTTCAAAAACAATTTTGTTGTTTTTCTTTCTTGTTTTAAAGTTGATAATTCCTTTTTTAACAGGGGCAGAAGTTTCCCCTTCAAACCTTCGAGCATCAGCGTTTGCAAAGTTCTGTGTTTTGTCTTGGTTGATTCTTCTAGAGATCTTTATTGATCCTTTTCTGTAATCATTCTCTGGCGGAATATCTCCGTAATAGATTCCTTTTCTAGTCAAACTTTTTGAAATTGCAGTTCTTTCCAAAGTGATTAGGGGATAAATCAAAGCGCCGTCTTGTCTTCTTTCTTCTGGATCTCTTTTAGATTGCAGAGTTCTTTCCGCTCCAGCCCAGATAACAGGAACTTTCTTTGCGCCTTTGTTTGAAACTGCATGAAGATCCATTTTGTTGTTCAACCATTCATAAAGGGCTGCATCAATGTTTTCAATATTTGAAGGGTGAAGTTCTTTTAACTGAGACTTTCTCCAAATTTCTTTGATTCTTTCGTCAACAACCTGATCAGGCAAGCGATCCCAATCAGATTCAAAAGTATTGTCATCTGCCATTGAACAAACCCTCTCTTGCTATTCTGCATTTTGCAGATATTTCAAATCTGTGTTCTGTTCTTCCAAAAAGCCATTTAGGTTCGGCTAGGGTTGTGATCTCATAGAAAAGCTCTCCATGGAGAATAAAATCACCTTCACGAACATAAAGATCTTGGTCTTCTGTCAATCTTCGTTTATGAAAGCCAACAGAAATAGACTCCAACCTTTCGATTCCATATCTGGTAGTTGTAGTTGTTTGGCTATCGTACTTAACCATAGCATGCACTCTGATCGGAGGAAGATAACTTTTTTCAATAGCTTCTCCATAGAGGTTATGAAACTGTGTTATGTTTTGATCAATAGGATAATAGATGATAGTTTGCCCAATGACTCTTTCTAAAACTTCGTCATTGACTTGTTTAACTAGATCTCTTTCTTTTTGCCCCAAGAAAAGAGGAGGTGGTGGAGCATCTTGTCTTTCCCATTTGTTTTTTGTTGACATTGTTTAAACTCCTTAGCCCATGAAGATTCCAACTGGAATGTCATCAAACAATTTTGTAGTGTTCTCAGACATGGCAGCTTCTTTTTCAATCAGCTTGTCATAAGTTGTTTCATCCAAGATCTTGTTTAGTTCTTCTTTTAGTTTTGTCATTTCTTCTTTTGATGAAGACAAAAGCTCTGCCGCGTTCAAAGTAACTTGATCTCCGGGAAGTGGAATAGCTCCAAACTTACCTCGAATGTGACCAAGCATTTCTTTCGTCAAAGCCAAAGCATATCTTCGAATCCACTGCTTACCAATAGAGTTGATATTTTCATATCTAATATTGGCAAATGGAAGTGTATTCAAATTGTTAACTCCATCTGCGCCATATTTTCTATCGGATGTCTCTTCCCATGCGTTATCTGAGACGTGAAACTCAAACCAAACATTGTCTGGGCCGAAGTTGTCTGGAACTGGAAACAGCCTGATCCTATTGTTTCTTAGTTCATAAGAATAATGAGACGTTCTTGTTCTCATTGCATCCTCAAAAGCTGCTGCTTGAGCTTTGTTGTGCCAAACAGGAACGATCTGGAACGTTGAATCGTCTGAATATTGACCGTATGTTGTCAAGTTTCCAACAACACCCAAGCCGCCATAGTAACCATAAAATCTCCAGATAGCTCTTGGAGAGATATAATAAACTCTTCGAACTGTGATCTTTTTGTTGTTCAAACTTGGAATGGCGACCGGTGAAACATTACCAACAGCGCGTTCTGCAAT